CTACGCCGGGAGCGAGGCCGCCCGAAAGCAGCGCCGCCCTGATCTCCTCAAGCGTCATCGCTCGCCACCCGCGCCAACGCGCCGCTCTGCTTGAGGGCGTCGATCACCGCCACACTCAGCGCGTTCAGCGCCTCCTCCGCGAACGGGGTCATCAGCGCTGCCACCCGCGCGGTCGCCGCTTCCGCCGCCTCTGGAGTCAGTCCCGCCTCATTCATCACCGCCGAAAGCTCCGACTCGGGATCCTCGATATCCGAGAGGAGCTTGAGTTGCGTCCGATGCGAGACGATGTCCTTTAGCGCCCCGATGGCCGTCCACTCCTCCGTCCGGTTGTGCGGCAAGACGAACTGGATCCCCACGTCGTAGGCCGTGATCGCTGGCTTTCGCAGCTTGAGCGCCAGGGCGTTGATCAGGTCGATCCGTTGCCGCACGGCGTCCCGGAGGTGGTGCATCATCCCGCTTGCACGGTGCTGCATGCTCATGAAGCGCAGCCGCAGGGCGATCCCGGAGGTCGATCCCGTCGCTCCCTCCATGTCCGTGATATCCGGCACGCCCGCGATCATGCAGATCTGTTTGCGCGACCGATCGAGCCGGGTCTTGACGGGCTCCGTGTTAGAGGGGCGCACAACGTAGCCCACGTCCCCCGACTCCTCGATCGCCACCATGCGCATATTGCGGATCGTCTCCGCGTTGCTGGCGAGCCACGACGGATCCGCCTTGACCGTCAGGATTGCGTCCACGATGTCGCGGATATTGTCGCCCGCGCACGAGTCGATCTCGTTGTACTCGTCGATCTGGCCGATCAGGTCGTCAGTCAAGATAGGCTCCCGCATCTCGTCGATCGTCCACACGACGATCGGGGGGCGCCCGAAATAGTGCGGCCTGCCGTCGCGCAGCGTCCATGCCCCATCCGCGCCGGTCGCGCCGCCCCGTGTCCACTGTCGCCACTCCGCCTTGTCCCAAGCGGTCAGGATCTCGAGATCGTCCATCAGGATCTCGCCATCCGGCCCGAGTTGCCCCGGCCCCAGCGCCACCCGCCGCACCGCGAACGCGGGCTCGCCTTCCCAGTCATAGACGATCTGCCATTCCCGGGGGTGCGACGCCGTGATCCGGTGGTAGGGCTTTCCGTCCTTGTCCTCCCGGTACTCGTGCATCTCCACGCCGTAGCCGATGGTGAGCGCCTGTCGCAGCATCTCCACGTCGATCGCGTGCAATGCGTTCTGGTCGGCCACATCTGAGTAGTAGCTGAACGGATCTACAGTGCTCTCCGACGCCGCCCCGTCCGCATCCTCGCCGCCCTCTCGCGCCGACACCTGAAAGGGAGCCGTGGTCATCGCGCCCTTGTACAGGTCCACCGCATACTTGGCCCAGTTGGTCACGATGTTCGCTTTCGCGGTGCCGTCCGCCCACGTGGCTTCGCGATCCAAAATCGCGTGACGCCCCGCGTAGTACCGCTCCCGCCGTTCCGCGTCCATCCGGGCCGATGCGCCCAACTCCCACAGCTCCTCGATCCGCCGTACGTCGTCAATCATAGCCCAATCCTCCGCCGGTCGATAATCTTGCGCGCGCTCCGGGCGCGCAGTTCGGTCAGTACCCACACGAGGGCGTCCATGCGGTTCGGGGACGGGTCCCCGGGGGTCCAGTGGCACATCTCGTCCTCCAGCGCCGGGAACGCCCCGACGTGATGCACGCGCCCTTGCTCGTAGAGCGCCGATATCGGTTCGGCCCGCGGGGCTTTCCCGCGCGACGCCGTAACCAGCCTGATCGGAACCGCCGGGTCCACGGTGCGCAACGTCTGCGCGACCATCTCCCCGCCGTTATTGGATTCCGCGATGATCCGGTCCGCCATGTGCGCGTGATAAGCGATCACCGCCGCGCGGGCCCACTCGATAGGCGACGCTTGCAGCGACCGGTCCTCGATCACGTAGTACTCATCACCGCATCGCCCGGCGACGAGAACGCCAGCCTCGTCGCCGGTGGCGGTCACGGATGGGTCGATTCCGACCGCGATCCGGTCCAGTTCCGGGGCTTTCAGCACGCGCGCGTTTTCGATGATCTTGCGCGTCCAAAGCGCCGCCGGGTTCTCGTCCACGTCCTCGGCCAGGATTTCCATGCGGTAGGCGATGGAGGTCATGTCCTGAGCCAGGTCGTCCAGCGCCTCCGCCGAGATGTGCGGGTTGGCCTGCGACGGAAACGAGAACGCCGCCCACCGGCCCGTATCGTCCTGTTGCGCCCGTGCGTACATGCGCGCTGCATGCCGCGGGTCGATCGCCTTGCTTGCGGACCGGGACCGGAGCGACGGGGGCGTATAGATGAACACCGCCGTGCCGTTGCGGTCCGCCATCATTGGAGCGCCAACGGTCTCCCACGCGTCCTCCGCCATGAGTTGCCACTCGTCGAAGATGAGCAGGTCCGCGTAGTCACCCCGGAGGGTGTCGGCGTTCCACGCCGTTTTGGCCCGGATCTTCTGCTCAGTCCCGGGTCGCTCGATGGCGTGCGTCGTCTTGTTGAGGGCGAACACGCCCGCATCGATCGCGGGTTGCAGCGCCCGCACGACCGTCCGCCAGAACGTGTCCACCTGGTCCTGCGTTGGGGCGGTGTACAAGACGCGCTTACCGTCCAAGAACGACTCCACCGCCAGGATGGCGACGCCTATCGTCTTCCCGCCGCGGCGGCCCGCGCGGATGATGCGCCGAGGCCGCTTGGAGGCCAGAAACTCCAGCTGGCGCGGATGCGGGCGCGGAAGCCTAACCTGTAGCTCTGGCATCGTCGTATACGACGCGTATCGTGACCGCGCCGCCGTCCGTCCCTGTGACCTCCTGCCGTTCGATGTACCCGCGCCCTTTGCCCTGGGTCTTGAGGTAGAAAATGATCGCGGTCATGTTGCCGTCCAGGATCTGCTGGAACAGCTTGCCCTCCGCCGTGTCCAGCATCCGTTCCCGCGCTTCCTGGACCGCTTCCCGGCATTTCGCATGGCGGTTGATGTAGCTGTAGACCGTGGTAGGTGAACAGCCGAGCACGCGGGCCGCCTTGGTGACGAACCCGCCCGCTGTGATGATCGCCTCTGCGACCTCCTGCGCGGAATACCGCCCGCTGCTCCCGCCCTTTTTAGCCATTCAGGTCTTCAGTCTCCTGCATGGCGCCACGCCACGCCGCCAACTTTATGGACCCGTCCATCTGATGCAACGTCGTGCGTCGCGATACGTCGGTCACGGGATAGCCCAAGAGCCGGGCGCCTGCCTCGAAATCCTCGAACGACTGGAACGTCACGTAGAGGGCATAGGTGCGGTCCACCTCCCCGCCCAGGGCATACTCCGAGTTCTCCCCGGCACCTCCCTCGATATCGTTATCCGTCCCCGGCGCCGCTTCCGCGATGACGCCCTGGATCACGCCTTCGAGCTCGTCGTCGCGCCAGTACGCGCTCAAGTCCACGCCGTCGGTCATGTCCGCGACGATCTGGTCCATGTCCCAGTCGAGGTCCAGTTGCCCAACCCGGTTGTCCGCATAGGCCAGAGCGCGCGCTTCGGGGGAGTCGAGATCGAGGTCCGTCCGCTGGACCGCGACCAGCTTCCGCCCGTCGGTCCTGACGATGAGCACGTCATCAAGGCCGATCGCCGCTGCGGTTTCGAGGGTTTTGTTCCCCGCGATGACGCGATTGTGCTTGTCGATCAGGATGGACCTGCCCGCGCCGTGGTCGCGCAGGGACCTCTCCAGGGCCGCCGCCCCGCGTTCCGTGCCGCGGTTGGCGTTCCGCGCATCCGGGATCAACGCGTCAATCTTGGCGGTCTTCTCTGGCATGCTTGTCTCCTCTGGGTTGCAGGATACCCGACGCACGGGCGTATATCGTTACGCGCCGTGCCGAAACTTGGCCGCGTACAGCGCAACCTCGATCTGTTTATACGTGTGCCCGCACGACGCGCAGCGCCGATATGTGACGTAGAGCCGCCCCTCCTCGATAGTGACGGTCTTGTGCGCAGGCACGTGCATAGACCCGCACAGCGGGCACGCGGGGCGCACGACGACTTCTGTCGGGTTTTCGGTCACGCGGTAGCTCCTGACTGTTCCGCCGCCGCTTCCACCCCGGAACAAAGACTGCCATAGGTCAGCGTCATGCTTTGGGGACCCTCGCTATCGCGCGCGCTTCCGTTGTCCATGCCCGCCGCGCGCACGCGCTCTGGGCGTGGGTGGCTGGAACGCGTCGTACGCGCACTGGCCAATGACTTACGATCCGTTCAGCCGGTCGCGGGCGCGGAAGGACCACCAGACGGTCAGGGTGTGGTTGAGGATTTGCAGGCCGCAATAGAGGAGTTGGAAGGTGAGGAAGGCATACAGGCCGAAGGCGAGGTTCGAGCGGTTGTCGAGATGGACGCCGAACGACCACAAGGCCAGCAGATAGCCGAGCAGGAACAACATGCAGACAATCGTCCACACACACCAATCGACGATCTTGTCGGCCACGCGGGCGACCTTGGCGTCCTTCGCCCATGCGGCGGCGGCCTGAATATAAAAGAGCAACGCCGCCAGCGCGAAGCCGAAGACGATGCTCGTGGCGCTCAGCAGGTCGCCGAAGTGCTGGCGCACCTTCCCGATCATCGCCGGATCGTGACGGAACCAGAAGAACGCCGCCGCGCCAACCGCGACCGCCGTCCACAACTCGCCGTCCTTCCAGATCGATTTCTGGAACAGCACACGGCGAGCAAATGCGCCCAGTTCGTAATACATCGCTGTGGTTTTCTCCTGTGGTTCTCTGGTTGCAAAACATCACTTGCGCCTCCTCGCTATCGCGCGCGCTTCCGTTGTCCACGTCCGCCGCGCGTAGTCCGCGATGCACACTGCGTCGGCCTCGTCGCTGTTACGCGGGTTCGCGCCCATCGCCCGCGCCACCGTCACCGCCGCCGCCTTCTGCTCCTTGCGGCCCTGCGGGAGCCTTCCGTTGAGCGTGAGTATCCCCGCCTTCCATGTCATCGAGGGCACGTCGCGCACCTCGATCCCCGCCGCCGCGCACGCGCCCTTGATGCGGCC